TTGTGTCTTTTCCAACAATAGTAATGTCAAATGCTTGTGGTACATTTGCTTGAATACTACTGTTTGAGTTACCGTCAGAAAATACAGAACTTATTGCATTACCATCTTGGTCATGAAAAGTTAATCCACCAACGTAAAAATTTGAGTTACCTGGAGTAAGGATGATCGCATCAGTAGCGTCAGCTGCTCCTCCTGCATAAACAAATCTAAACACAGATCCAGCTATTGGTGCTGGTAGTGTGTATGTGTTGTCTTGACTTCCGTCTGGAACAAGTAAAATTCTTCCGCTGTGTGTTGCGTTTGTAAGAGTTACATCTCCATCAGAAAGACTTACTGGTCCATCACCAAGCGTTGTCACTTCAGTAATAGCTCCAGTAGAAGTATTTTTACTTATAGTTTTAAGTGTGCTTTCAGATCTAATAGGACCCGAAAAAGTTGAATTAGCCATTTTTAATCTCCTTGGTCATATAGACCTTTTGTTACACAGTCTCTATATCGTCTCCCTAGCAAGTCTGTATAACTAATTAATACTAGGTAGGAGGGGGTAATCCCCCTCCTTTGTTAATTTACGCTCCTGGTGAACCAAAGATACCTCTCCAGTCAGAGAACCCAAACGAGTATCTCTCTCTAGCTTTGTATCTAACATTACCAGTGTCGAAGTCACCTTCCATCGCAGTTCTAATAGGAGACCTAGTGAACATTTTTAGTCCATTAGGCGCATCTGTTTTAATGAAAAACGCATCAGTATCAGTTAGGAAGTTGTTTACCACATATCCTTGTGGCACCATTCCCATGTTTCTGTGTGCGTTAATATCATTATCAGCAGTTCCTACTCTACCTGCAGATTTCATTAACCTTTCAGCAGTAAATTGAAGGTTTACAGGAATAATCATTTTTACTCCTTGAAGAGCAATTTTCATTCCTCTTTCGTCCTTCATACCAGCAATATCAATTAACATCTGCTCAAGCGAAGTTTCGTTTAAGTCAGCTGCAGTTGATAGCTCGTTCTTTTGGTCTCCACTAAGTGTAGGGTGATCAGTAGCACAAAGCTCCTTATCATCTCCACCAAGAAAAGAACTGTTGAACGCTCTGTTAAGAACGTTAGCAGCTTTAATCTGTTTAGTGTTAGCCATTGAACGTGCCAATGCTTTTGTATATCTTGTGCTGATTTTGTCGTAAAGGTTATCCTCTACGGCTTCTTCAGTTAATGAGAAAGCCAAAGCAATGGTTTCGTGTGTATAGCGTGCAGTGAAAGTCTCTTGTGCTGCTTCATAAACAACACCAGAACCTTCTGGTTTTACCTCTGCATTGCCAAACCCACCTAGCATTACTTCTTCTTCAAATGCACGATCAGAACTTTCTTCATCGAAAATTTCTGTGTGCTGGTTTTCGTATCGGTCATATTCTAATCCGAACAAGGCATTTAAGCCAGGTTCGAGTTCTTTGACCAATTGCATTCTTGAAATTGCCATTATATCTCTCCTCTAGCTATTATGTTCCAGTGATACCAGTGCCCAACTTAACGTGCTCATTAAACATAATGTGCCAGTTAGCGTTTGCACTTGATGCATCGTCGTTTTCTGGATCTTTTGTAATCCCAATTATTTTGACCTGTAGTCCAGCAGTAGTTGCTTCTGTTGAATCATCAATTTCATTTTTTGATTGTCCAGTTACAGTACTACCAGTTGTTAATACTGAATCAGTATTTTTACCAATATCAGTTTTAGCAATAGTGCCATCACATTGAGCTTCGAAAAGCATGTACGGATCGTCATAGATGTACGCGTCTATATTAGTTGAGCCAGATATGGAACCAGCACTGGTTACATTAGTCTGACTGTAGTAATTTGACCATGTAGGTTTTTTACTTACTGGGTCAATGTAGAAGCAACCGTTAAAAACACCTAGGTTCGTAGCGCCGGAAGCTGTTCCAGCAATTACATACCCACCAGACTGCATTACGTGATCACCTTTAAAAATAGATGTACTGTAATTGTCTTCGATGGTGTACATAGTCGTACCCATGTTTTGAACGCCACTACCAACTTTTCCAATAGGTCTGTACCCAAAGGCCGCGTCAATATTAGCCATGATTTTATCCTCATAGTAATTGTTACAACACACTCACCATGAATGTGTCATTTTGTAACTTATGGGGAGAAAAAACTAGTTTTTCTTACCGCCACCAAATGTTACGCGAGATCGCCTGCTTTCATTATGTACAGGCATGCTAGGGTGTTGGTCCTTCAAAGGATCGTTTGCAACAGCGTCATCTTTATCTTGCGCAACTTGTGCAAAATATTCTTTTCGCTGCTCGACAATCTCATTAGGAATTCTTGCTAGCATCAAACCTCCAACAGCTATGACACCTTGGTATCTACCCGATTCCATTTGTGGCCATTCAGTGTCTGGGTATTCGTCAGCTCTGACAAACTCCCATCCTTCACGCATTCTAGCGGATACATTTTTTGAATCCATCTGTCCTATCGTTTCGGCCCTAATCCAACGGTGTTTAAAACCGTTAGGTGCGGGTGGTGCATCTAACTGTGATGGTGGAGCCCATTGTTTCCTTCGTTCGGTTTTAACTCGGGTTTCAGACTCGCGTGATGGTAGTTTATTTTTTGTATTTGTATTCATATGCCTACTCCTTCACGTACTTCGCATATTCGCTTAGTGGCACACCTAGTTTTTTTGCTATGGCTACTTGTGATGGTGTGAGTCTCACAGTACCTTGGCGCTTGGCTGGCTGAGTGCTTCTGGTTGCAGGAGCAACAGTTTGCGTCGGCGTAGAAACTTGTTCAAATTTATGAGGAAAAGTTTCCCTCATTCTTTTGTCAATCTCACTATAATACTCATCTGACTTCGTGTCAAACCCTTCTTCAACTAATTTACGGTGAATTGAGAAAGACGTGAGTGTCATAGGTTCATCAGTTCCAAACCAATCATTCTTTTCTGCCCAGCTTTCTGCTTTAGGATCAGGTGGAGCTGCTGGTTGTGGAGCTTGTTGAGGTTGTTGTACAGGCATTTGAGGTTGATTTGGGTCAACTCCACGTGCCTCCATTTCTTTTTTTAGTCTTTCACGTTGATCCAAGCTTTTCTTTGCTCTATCAGCATCTACTGCTAAACGTGCTATTTTTTGCTGTGCTTCTACTTGTGCGTCTATATCACCAGTATCCATTGCATCTTTTAGCTGTTTTTTAGCTTCTGCTGTCTGTGCTTCAACACGTGATGCAAATTCATTTACATACCCAGTATCTAACTGGCGTGTTTTTTGTTGCAATTTAGCTTGCTCTGATTGTAATCCTTGAGCAAATTCTATTGCAGCTTGTTCTCTTCGTTCAGACTCTCTTAGTTTTTTAGTTAGTTTATCAATCCTAGATTGAACTTTTTTGCCGTAGTCATCCATCTCTCCTTGAGATGCACTTTCCTCAACTACAACTTCTTCTTGTGGCTGGGTTTCTACTTTAGTTTGTTTTTCCTCAGGTAGTTCTACATCAACTGATGGACCATCTGATGGTAAATCAACGATCTTGGCATCAGCTTCAGTCTGTGATTCTACTTTTGGTTGTGCGTCTGCAGGCATTTATCCTCCTGTTTATCTGAATTGCAAGATATCCTCTGGGTCTTTTACCACAGCAATTATCTCGTCATCGTTAAGTATTCTCACTTCACCACCTTCTATCCCAAACCTAGATCCAGCATAACGACCGAATATAATCCAATCACCTTTCTTACACCAAGGTCCATTTGGAAACCTTTCTTTATTATCGTAACATTCTGTCCCCATTTTAAGAACCAATCCTGTTACCGTGGTATATCCACGTTCTTGCATCGTTTCATCTGTCAATATTACACCACCTTTAGTTTTACCTTGTCCTTTGTAAGGTAATACTAACATACGCCAACCTGTTGGATCTGGTAGCCTATCTAAAATTTTTTCGTCTGGTAAATGTTCTATATTAGAAGTAGCGTCTTCTTGAATTTTTTTAAGAAATTTATTTTCTTTGTCTTCAGCTACTTTATTGTTTTCATCAGCTTCTACTGACAAATCTTTTTCTTCAAGCGCAAATCTACGCTTTGGCAGTTCCTTTTCTGTCATCGTTGTCCTCATCTTTCTGCAGGTCTTGAATCTCCTGTTCCATTATTGCATAGGCCTTATACTCGCCTACGGTTCTATTGTACTCATCCCAACCAGGTAATCCAGCTGCTATGATTTCTTTCAACTCCTCTTTGCGAGCTCTAATCTTTTTCAAGATTATATAGATCGCTGTTTCATCTCTCATTAATTGGTCTATATACTAACAATTCCATTTACGCAAAGATTTATTTATTCTAGAGTTAGGATCTCTAGCTGTCTTTGCACTGGTTCTTCTCTTCTTCATGCCTTCCATTCTTGCACAAAATGATTTACGTCTTTTCGATGCTTTAGAACCTTTTTTTAATTTAGATGGTTTTGTTGTAACGGCAGTTTTTAATTTAGAACCAGGGTTAGCTGCACGATAAGATGCAACACCTTTTTTATTTAAACCACCAGATTTACTTTTACCTTCTTTTCTTTGCCATGCTGCTGTTTTAGCCATTTTTCTTTTTTACTATTGACTTTAAAGATTTTGCTTGTCCGGCATGTAATTTAGAAGCTTTTTTTAAACCTTTAATTACTTTTTTTATTTTCTTTTTAGCTGTTTTACGCATACTTTGTTTTTTTACGTTTACCTTCTAAAACCATACCACATCCTTTTGCTATGCCTTTTGGATTTTTATCTGACTTGGCTTTTCTTTTTTGTGATAACGATTTTTTCTTAGCCACTTTTTTTAGCTGGTTTTTTAGCTGTTTTAGCAGATTGCTTTAATGCTTTATCTGTAACAGTACCTTTGCCAGGTTTACTAGTGCCTCTTTTTTTAGCGCGGTTCATGTAATAGTACAAACCTTTTTTAACAGTGCGTCCATCTTTAGTTACGTGTGTATCTTTTTTTGAACCACCATCTTTGTATCCCATAGCCATTGGATCTTTTTTCATCATTCCGCCGCCCATTTTAGACACAACTTTACCACCTTTTTTCATGTAACCCATTTTGTTTCTAACCTTAGTTGGTAATTTTGCTAATCCAGGGTTTTTCTTTTTATCTACTTTTTTCATAATATCTCCTATTTTTTCTTAATTAGACCCATTGCACCTTTAGCTCCCTTTATACCAAAGCTTGCTGAGCACGCAATATATAATAAATGTTTATAATAATCTGGAAGCTGTTGTAAAGCAATAAATCCTGCTTCTATATGTGGTGTCATGCCAGGCCAGAATACGGCTACGGCTGGAGCCAAAAGACAAATTAAAATTAGCTCATCTTTCCACGATCCTTTCATTTGATCTACAGCTGATGCTTCCCATGCCACTTTTCCGGCAATCTGGTCCTCTTTCAGCTTAGTTGCTGCTTTAACTTCTGTTAACTTTAGTTCAGCTTTTGCTTGTTTTGTTTTAACGAAGCCTTGCACTCCGTCTGCGACCACACCTAATAAAGGCTTAGCCAATAGTTGCCATACCATATTAACCTCCTACTAAACTCACTATGCCACCGTTTTTTTTACGTATGGCCATTTTTGTATATGGATTTTCTTTGTGTAGGTTTACCATGTATTGAAGTAAACGTAAACCTTTTGGTATACCTTCTTCATCACCTAATTGTTTTGGACGTCGACCTAATCCTGCAGCTATACCAGCTCCATAATCTCCGCTGCCACCAACATTAATTCTTCCTCCATCTCCTCCTGTTGCAGGTTGTGGAAAAGCACTACCACTCATAATTCCATAATATTTATCTATGCTACCCAACAAAGGGTGAACACCAGCTTTAAGATCTGAAAAAGTTCCTACATTTTCATCTACAAAAATAACGTTACCATCTTTGTCACGTGCTTTTATCTGTGCAGGATTCATGGCTTCCATAGAGGTAACAATACTGCCCTCTGCAAGCATTTGATATAATTCAATT